AGGGCATCATGCCTAAAATTGAATCACCTTTAATGGAGACAGAACACGTCCCCCGCGTCCGCGACGCACAATTAACCTTTAAGGAGGGTTACACTAGCACCGTTTTCAAGACGAGCAATCTGCGCTTTTTAGGCAGGACTAAGGGCTTTCCCTTGTACATGACCAATGTACCCCACGACCCATATGTTATGGACGAAGTGATCGACATCTTTGGAGGATTACCAGCGAAATACCGCGGATGGACACGCTCAGGTGCGTCTCAAGAGAAGCTACATGAGGGAATTTTCCGTTATGACCACGTCTACCCAGACATGCCTTTAGGTGATGTTTACCTAGAGCAGGCCATTTCTCATGCCTTCGCTAGATTTCGTTTTGGTACCAAAGTTGAACCGTTGGACTTCTGGGATGTTCCAGTTGAGGCTAATACCTCTGCCGGATGGACATGGCTTGGGAAACGTAAGAAGGATGTGTACAGAAGTGCTGTGCATGCTGCAAAGCGTATGTGGAAGCTGAATTCTCAGGGTAAACTGAGTAAGAGATCCGTCGCCCCGTGTTGTGGGTATAAGCGCACTCAATTAGCGAAGCTTGGTGAGGAAAAGGTTCGCCTCGTTTGGGGTTTCCCTATGGAACAGACTATTCGCGAGGGTAGGTTTGTTGTACCATTGGTAGACTTGTTTGAGAGGTCCGACTCACCTGTGTTTCATGGTAGGGTAATGCTTAAGGAGCTTCCTGCTTTTATTGACTCCATGTTTGTGAATGATGGGACAGCGTTTGTCACGGATTGGTCAGGATTCGACGCTACGGTGCCACCCTGGTTGATTAGGACCGCATTCAAAATCTGTTTACAGAATTTGAGGCTGGATGCAGTAGACACTAATGAGTTTTGGAACTTATGTGACTACTTCATTAAGACGCCAATAGTAATGAACAATGGAGATGTGTTCGTGAAAAGTGGAGGTATCCCAAGTGGGAGCTACTTTACACAACTGATCGGTTCGATCTGTAACTACATCTTGTTGTGCTACCTAATGCTTTCAACCCTTGGTAGGTTTTGTAAGCTAAAGGTGTTAGGCGACGACTCCGTTGGAAGATTGCGTAAGTATGAGTCCGTCGACTTCGAAGTGTGGAGAGCGTTAGCGCTTAAGACATTCAATATGACGTTGAGTGCGAAGAAATCCATTATTGCTATTAAGCCCTCAGAATGTGATTTCTTAGGTCATCGTAGTTTGTATGGAAAGGTCTCACGACCCGAAGACAGACTCGTGTTACTCGCGTTATATCCGGAGTATCCAACAATTAGTCCTGAGATTGCAACAGCTAGGGTTATGGGTTTACTCATGGATTCTGGTTTTTCATCTTCTGTCTTACTCGCGGTATTCAGAAGACTTGAGACTAAGTTTGGGATAGCTCGTGAACTTAATGAGAAATTCCTGCAATACGTTGTTCAGGGAGATGTATCGGGTTCACCTTCCGATGGCGAAATCTGGATTAATTCCGGAAGCTAACTGCTTAACAGTTTCCCGACGCGGGATTAATGCGTAGAAGCGACTTTTAC